ACGCAGCCACGGATGACGATGGCAGTTGCACCGAACGACGTGTCGTTGCCGGTGTCCACGCTGGTCGGACGCTCAATGGTGATCGTGTGACCGGACCCACCAGCCCGCATCCAGAACGCAACAGCCTGTCCGTCTTTCGCTAGACCATCGGTGGTCTGAACCCTGCTCGCCAACAGATTCCAACTCGTTGGCACGGTAATGTCCTCGCCAGACATTGCCCACCCGGTGCTATTCGGAGCCCATAGGTGAGCGACGACAACGAGAATGTCGTCCGCTTGATGTGTCGGAATCGCCGGGGAGTTATTTCCCGTCGTGACGTTATTGAGGTCCCCGACAGCGATAATCGAGGGAGAGGCCATTATGTATCACTTCCTTATTGCATTAAGACACCATCATTGTATTAATGTTGAGTGTTTCCTGCTGTTGCATGAACGGCAGAGTGTCCATAGATTTCTTGAATCATTTGTACCGCCCCTGATGATTGGAATGCGATGATCCTTAGTTAGATCAAAGTTGTTGCCACAGATGCCACAGTGATCATCCTTCACGAATGATCTGTACATCGGGTCTTTGTAGGCTTGTCGATTAGGACGATTGTTACGTGCTGCATCAAACGATTTCTGATGCAGCGCACAACGATTACCAGTCCTAATTACTACTCCACACGTTAGGCAGGTTTTTGGGCATAATCCCATTGCGCTCTACCTCTCGCTTTGGTTCTTATTCTGTGGCAGTTGGCACATACTAGATCGCACTTTGCCACTTCTTTCAGTATTGCTTCTCTATTGTATTTATACATGATGCCACTTGATATTGAGAATGACTTCTGCTCATCAGGTCGGTGATCAAAATCCATACACTCAGTTGGGAATGAGTCGCCACAATCCATACAGGGTGCTTCCTTTAGATAATCTATGAATCTGCGGGACGCAAGATAGTCATTATGGCGCTGATTGGTGTTGTAGATTGTGCGTTTGTAGCAGATGCTGCATAACCCTTTAGCGTAATGTCGTCTATCTGGATGGCACGCAGCGTTGGTCTTGTTTGCTATGCGTTGCCATCTGTTGTAGCAAGTCTTGCAAAGTGATCTGGCATGTAATTGTTTCTCTGGATGACAAGTTGCCTTTCTCTCTAATGGTACTGTCATGTCGTGTAGCCTCCTTGGATTAGATGTGGGTAAGTCCCCACACCTATTAATCCTTGCGGAGTGGGCATTGTGGGCACTTTCAACATTACGTCACCTAACTTAATTAATACGCTTGACTTTTCAAATTCACATTGGTAGGGTCGGATGCCAAGGAGGTTGTCATGCACCGTCAGACCCGCCGCAGGACGTACAGCAGCCGCGTTCACCGTATTAGGACAAACAAAAAAGGGAGCCGTTTCCGACTCCCTTCTTTGCGAGAGGGTGTTTTACTTGGCTTTGCGCCTTCCCCTGCTGTCCAACTGCTTCTGAGAGAAGAACAGTTGATCACCACGGGCACTGACAAAGACCTTGCCGACTAGTCCTGTTCTCTTGATTGATCGAACGGCTGCGGCTCGGGCAGTGAGTTTCTTCTCGGGAGCATAACGCCAGCCAATTGCTGTGTCTGCGTTATCCATGACCCGCAGGACAAGGGCATCAAGTGCCAAGTCTCGCTCTGTTGGTTGCCTACCCCCACCGGGTTTAGCCATCAACTCAGCGACCGGAATTTCCATCGTTTCTAGGTCCATCGTATCTCCTTCTCTGCCCGTCTATAATAGACGCAGACAGGAGATTAGCATATCGCATATCTCTTTGCAAGGGGTAACATTATATTAAAGCCCAATGAGATTGTGTCGATCATTATCGGAAGTAAGATTGAGACAATACTCACCTTATCGGAAGTGGAAACCCTGCCGTGAGCACGAATCATACCCCGGCCACACGATTTCGGTCAAATTGTTCTGCTTGACATAACTTTTTGCGGTCGGTATTGATTGTACTCCCCCACCACGATTTCCGTCCCCTTACCATCGCGCAGAGTGATAGCCAAGGTGCGGACAAGCGTTGTGGTACGTGGACCCATCCGAGGGGCAATAGATGATGCGAGTACCAATCGCAAATGGTTTGTTGCACCAGTCACAGGTCCCCCGCTTAGGTGCATCTAACATCTCTGTCTTTCTGTATGGCTTACGCACAGGCTGTGCAATGTGAACAACGCGCACATGACTCACCATACTCTTTCAGTATCTCTTTAGCCCACGCTATCTTGTCAACAACACGCTGTCCTGCTGGCTGTGATGTTGACCACAATTCTAGATTATCTAGACGATTATCTAACTTATTTCCATTTATGTGATGCACATTTTCGTGTGTGAGCAACGCCCTTCCTAGATGCTGCTCCATGACTACTCGATGTTCCTTTTCATATATCATACGGCCCTTTGCATTTCGTTTACCATTCCATACATGAACATATTCGCCATCGGACCTGAGATATCTACCACCCTTCCAAGTAGGATGATGCTCTCCGCGTTGCATGAATTTGTTGTTTGTAGTGTTTAATCCATACCGCTTTGGTGCCAGCGGATCACCACAGGCTTTCCATCGCTGATAATGCTTTGAACACCAGTCTCTTGTGTCTCTCATTCTGTCGCACGATTCTACTGCGCACCTAGCATCTAATGGATATATTTGTTGAAACTTGCCCATGACATATCACTCTCACTCTATCTGTCTGTGTACAGCACTCCAATGAGTGCTTCTACTCAGATAATCATCAGATGAGAGTGATTCCGGGCATTTACAAACAACTGCCAATCTAAGGTTGGCAAGTAGTTAGGTTGCCACGATCCTATAGGTGACATTCGGGGACCATGTGTAGATGCTCCCCGGCGATCCAGTCTTTGTGATGTCCACCACCCACATGCTGCGCCCATCGCCCAGCAGCGCATCGACGGCTGTCTCTTCCTGCGTCCATACGCCTTCCGCGCCAGAGTCGATGACAACGGACGCCGCCGTCGTCGCGGCCGGGTAGACGCCAAGGGTGAGCGTCCACTTATTCGATGCGTCGGGTCCGGTGCCCGCAACAAGGTTGTATCCGACTGCGAATGTCTCCAGCCAGATGTTCGAGCCACCCATCAGGGATGGGCCGGAACAACGAAACGCATTCGCAAGGGTCGAGCCGACGGGTCCCACGACCGACGCCGAATACACCGGGATGGTGATGGACAACAACTGCGTGGACAGCCACCGGGTGCCGTCATAGAAGAATTCCATATCTAAATCACTGCGCCAGAAGTGATCATCAGTCGCAGGACTACCGGGAAATGCTGTACCTGTGCGATTAATTAATCCACTTGCTTTGAGTGTCCAGCCTGTTGCAGACGATGCCAGCGTTGCTGCTGTTCCAGCAGGGAAGTTATTGCTGGTTGCATCATTACCATTGACGGTTGTGTAACTGGTGAATTCTCTGCTTGTCAGGGCATCTTCTACTTGCATCTCGTATGTGCCAGCAGTAGGTTCTGTGGCGTTACGGAGCATATAGATTCTTACCTTGTCAGGATCATCTGCACCACTGACAGGGATAGCAGGATTGGATACGAGCATCTTTCTTCTGCGTCCCATTGTGATGCTTGTTCTTGGTGACAACGCTGTTTCATGTGTTGTGCCAACACTGTCATACCAAGAATAGGCTACCCAGTAGACGTTGCTCTCTGTCGTCCAATCCCAATCGGTGTATTCCCATATCTTCGTAGGATAGGAAGCACTGGCATAACCTCTGAAGTAACTTCCATCATACGTCACACCGCTGACTGCTTCGGCATCTGTACCGAAATTCTTGTTGTAGGCAATGACACCTGTGGACTTCGTAAAGGGCACGACAGGTCCACCACCCACACCTGAGATTGATACCCAGTAGTACGTGGCATCGGCATAGCCCCCTCTGATCGTTGCTGTCGATCCATTGATGGACAGGCCAGTATCAGAGAGGGTGGATGAGTAGGCACCAGCGGTTGTGACCTTGATGAACCTTGTCTTATCTGTTCCTGTTACTCCTGTAGCAGTCGTAATGATCAGGTTGGTTCCGTCAAAGAACAGACCAGCATTTGCCTTGGTTCCTGCCACGTAGGCAGACAAGTCAAACTTGTCAACGTAGGCTAGGTCTGATTGGTTGTATCGGAATAACGTTCCGTAGATATCAAGTACCCAGATGTAGGTTCCTTGTCTCGCTACACCGATTATTTTCCCCATCGTGCCTTCTATCGATGAGTCAACGGTGTAGGTGTAGGTGACGTAGACATTTGGCTTGGTTGCTGAATCGGTTGATATGCCTGTCATGTCACCTGTCAGACCATCGCCACGCTTGGTGGTCTTGCCAGAGCCATCATCACGGGAATAGAAGTGACCATCGCCTGAGTCCGTGTGAACCCAACCAGCCCAGAATGTTGTTCCGCTGGCTAGGAAGCGTGGAGTGGTTAGTGTTTTCTCATAGCGCACATCGTTACCATTGCTGAACGTTCGCCCAGCAGCCGTGAACGTAGCGCTATAGCCACCTGAGTAGCGATTACCGCTACTGTCCCACAGATGCATTTGACAGGTAGCATCCCCACCGTAACCAGCAAGATAGGCACTGATCTTGGTGATCGTCCCATCTCTAGGCATGGTGAGTGGTGTTGCTATCTGACTTTCACTTGTTCCTGAGTACGCTTGTGTCGTGTCGTAAATATGCGTGGTTGCACCAAGCGTTGTTGTAGCCGTCGTTGTGGTTCCGGTCTTTTGTATCGTGCGTAACAGGGCACCAGTTGTTGCATTGAATTCATAGGCAACATCTGTTGATCCTGTAGCAGTCGGGTCTGCACCGATCCAGTACGTTGCTGTTGCTCCACCGGAATCCCCTGCTGAGTCGTAGCAGATGCCATGTCCAACATGAGCCGGTGTGCTAGTCAACGTCAATGAGTCTAGAGAAGATACAACTGTTGGTGCAGCACTAGGGTTAGTCACTCCAACTTCTAGGACAGATGTTGATCCCTTGGCAAAGGTATTGGTTCCATGTAATTCAGCAGATACGTTTGAAACCAGAGAAGATGCTTCTATCTGACCAACAACAGATACAGGATCAGTGCCGTTAGTCGGGATATTTACGAGTAACTGACCGTCACTGCTGTAGTTACGCATTCCGTTTGTGTCTAACTCAACTCGACTGCCTGATTCTGCTGTCTTGATTGTTGATGCAAGAATTAATTCAGCGGCAAGTTTATCAGCGGTAATTGTTCCTACTTCGATCTTGTCTGCCGTTATTGCATTGGTAGCAATCTTTGGTGTTGTGACTGCACCATCAGTGATCTTGGTTTCATCAATTGGCAGGATGAAGTCTGCTGCACTTTCGTTGAGCCATACAGACATGGTGACGATTGGATCGCCAAACTGAATGTTGTACGCAGCCTGATCTGCTTTAAGCCAAGTGACAGTCACATCAGTAACAGTGAAATCCGTTGCTGAGTATCCTAAGTCTGATGACGTTAACTGTACTGTCATCCCCGGCCATAAGCCTTCATGGAACACGATGCAACTACCATTCGTGGTAATCGTGTCATCCGTATTGTCAGTTTCTTCAACCGTTAATTCTCGATAGCCAAACGTTGTTGTGTTGTTTGGTGTGTCTGAGAGATTCCAAGGTGCAGCACTTGCTGCTGCTTCATCATCGTTGGTGGCAGAGATTGTGATGATCTTGTTTCCCTGCTTGTCTGTTAGCGTACTTTTCTTTATCGATGCAACATGACCAGCCCACGTAGGGTTAGTCATGGTTACTGCATCACCAAGCGTAGGCACAGTCGCAGGATTGATCAGACTCAAATCCAGCGTGTTTCTTTTCAGCGTCATGCTGCCAGCGTAGATGTAGAGTTGCTGGTCAACTACTCCTATTGTCAATGTCGGAATTGCCATACTTACACACCACTCGCATATTTCATGCGCTTGGCAATGATGTTTGCCAGCCGGTCTATAGAGGGTCCGTCGATATACGCCCCCTGATCAATATGGATATGGATATCTCCCCCGCCACTTGCCTTGTTGCGTGGGATGACTCGCTCCCCTGCTTGCAGGATGGCTAGTACGTCCTGACCAGATGATCCGGGGACAATTCCGCCTTGATGCAGATACGGGATATTTGGTGTGCCTATTGTGAAGCCACCAATCTTCCCTAGTGGTCCCATGTCAATCGATGGGACAGTGAATTTCAGGCTGTTCCATCCTTTGATGATCAGGTTGATAACTCCCTTGAATGCCTTCCAGATACCATCCCACATACCTCCAACAACGTTGCTGATTGTCTTTCCAACAGTGGAGAAGAAATTCACTACGTTATTGAACGAATTGACAATGTGATTGATCAGACCAGTTACTACCGCTTTCGTTGCGTTGAATCCAGTCGAGATAATGTTGACGAGGATTTCGACAGCCTTCATAAAGATAGGGATTGTTACATTCGCAATCTTCATGAAAATGTCGATTAGGATTTTCATTACGTTGATGAAGATGGAGATGTTGTTCTTGATGACGTTAAAGGCTACCTCCGCTACCTTCATAGCAGCAGGGATATGCTTCTGAACCTCATTGATTACCACTTTAATCATCTTCGCTACTTGATCAAATGCGGGCTGTAGTTCTTTCATGAGCATTTGAACGACAGGTTCTACTGCTGCCCATACTTGACTCAACACATCAATGATGTTGGTGAATGCATCAGCAAGGATTGGGAGTGCAACAGCAGAAACGTTGTTGACAACCTCGCCAATCTTTTCCATTGACTCGCCAACCTTTAGTTGTGCGGCAAGTTGCTTACCTTCACTCGTTGCTGCGAATGTCTCAGCCTGTCCACCAGCCAAAGCAAGTACGGCTGCATACGCATCAGCACTAGTAGCATTAGCGTCTAGCGAGATACCAACCGATTTCAACCCTTTGAAGTTACCCTCATTGGCTTTGAGCATAATGTCGGTTGCATCAGCAAGACTGATGCCCTTTAGGCGAGCCAAGTCCATTGCTGCTGCTTGTAACTTCTGTGCTTTCTCAACATCGTTGGTAGAACCAACAAGCAGTGATAGCGAGTCTCGTTGCTCTTCATCAGAGAAGCCTAAGCGCATCTGTGCGCCAATCAGTTTCTCTATGGCTTTGGTATTGCCATCCCATCCGGGGATATTGTTCTTTAGTGCTTGTCCCATCTTCGCTTGGGATACTTGATCCTCTCTGTAGGCTGCGGCAGCATCATCTAGGGTGGATACAAAGGCACTTACAGCACCAGCCGCAAGATCGAAGGCAGCAGTACCTATACCCATCCCAATGCCTTTGACGACATTGGAGAATGACTTGGTTTTGCCTGAAGCGGCATCTATGCTCTTGGAAAATTTGTCTGAGTCTCCAAGAATCTCAACAACTATCTGTCTGCTAATGGTGATCAACCCCTTGTATCGAATCCAGCGTCTTGGATTACTTCTTTCAGTAACAGGTCTATTTCCTGTTCTATTTGTGGCCCCATTTCATTGATCGATGTATAGATATATCGATCAGGAGTGATACGGTCACGATGCACTGATTTTCTTCGACCGACTGAACCGCCGAAGTTGAGCCACGGGAAGTAGGGAGCCTTGGTTCCACCGAAGGCTATTCCCGCTCCCTTCTGTCCTGCTCTTGGCTTGATAGATGACCTTGCTGCGCCTGAGATGACTGGAACCTTTGCTTGGGCGCTTGATACGACCATCTCAGATATTCGCTTGAAACCAAGTCGCAATTCTTTTGGCAGTTGAGTGTCTACCTGTTTCAGAGCCCTATTCAATTCCCTGATTCCTCTAACCTCGATCTTTGCTGCCATTAGGTATCCATCTCCTGCATTGCATTCTGCCAAGTGAAATATGCTTTCCATTGGACGTACTCGGCATTACTCATTCGTTGGCGCATTTCTTCAACAGTCATGCCAAGGCGAAGAGCGAGCGAATATTCAAAGGTATCTATTTCACCCAGCATCATCGCCCGCTCATAGACCTGTTGCGCGCCTAGTCTTTTTTTGGATCATCGATCAAGCCTGTCAAGATGATGATCCCATCTATTAAGGCACCAGCAGTAAACGTGTCTACAGACTGTCTCCATGCTGATGCTTCTTCTATTGATACACCTGTCCCACAGGCAATTATGAAGTCCTCTGCACCATCGGTATTGTCTTTGAATTGCGTTGTAAGTTTCAGTGCTTCTGCTCTAGATAATGATCTAAAGCGCACAGTCACACCGGCTATCTCGACTGAATCCGTTGGTAATGGTACGGACGGTAGTAATTCATTCATGGCATCTCACACCCTCTCTAAGTATTTATTTAGATGCCAGAGGCAAGGATTTGTCCGCTGAATTGTAGACCTGATTCAAAGGCAACAACATCTCCAACGGCTGCACTTTCCTTGTATGACACTACATATGCGTCACCATATCTCTTTAGTTGACCTACACTATTTCCACCGGGGAAGAATTGAATCGGAACCGTAGTTGCATTGCCTAGAAGGCTTGTCAACACGGCTGCGGGTCCACTAGTCACCGTGGGATCATACTTTCCCTTGATATCTACTTTCGTGTCTCTTAGACCTGTTATATAGGTCTTGCTTGTCGCAGTAAATGTTGTTGTGTCCAACATTTCTGTCTCGCTGCTAAAATCGAGTGAATCGCAGAATGCACTTAGGTTCACACCACTAACAACGATTTCAGCATAACGTCCTGCTCGGAACATAAAATCATCTCCTATTATATGCCGCTAGGTACGTCATGGCACTAGCGACGATTGCTATATTGTCATCAAAGGAGCCGAGTGCTCCGTTACACTTCGCACACAGAAGCCCTCTGATACAGTTGCCACAAGAATAGGCCCCATCACAACAAGAGTGATCGTGGTCCACGTACAAATTTCTTCCATTGCTGTTGGATCGCTTGCAGATGGCACACACTCCACCCTGTGATATCAGCATCTCTTCATACTGTGTTGGTGTAATGTTGTAACGCTTCTGACGGATCACTGTTGGGTAGTACGACTTGTAATGTTCTTGTTTGTACTCCTTAGTTGCTCCGTATCGCATAATTAATCATCTCCTATTATGAATATATCTCAATGTCAAACTTTGCTGCAAGGTATGCAACGCTGTTGACAGTTATTTCTGTTACTGAGCAACCCATTACGGAACACTCATTTACTGCACCATCTAGGGTGCCATCGAGTGCGTCTTTCATCGGACCAGAAATCACCACTGATATATCATCGCGTGAGTTTCTGTCAGATGCCTTGCCTACGATGTAGAACACGGGAAACAATGCTCGATCAGAACCACGATACATCGTGGAGTCATAATCAATTTCCGTTGGATAGCCAATGACTACACAAGGGACAGTGATTGATTCCGTGGGCCATGCGTAGGCTCTTGGTGTTACTTCCTGTATGCACTTCTCTGCCAGAGCATCCATGATGGCAGACATATCAAATGTCGCCATTATTGAGCGCCCCATTTCTTCTTGAACGGAACCACTGATAGATGTACGTCTGGATCGAGTTTGGCTAATAGCCTCAATTCATTGCCCATCTCTGGACTACCAGCGACACCGTATGGTGCATCCCGTCGCTTGAATATTCTTGCTGCTTGGATAAGCGTTGCCTGTCTGATTGTCTCTGGAACCTCAGACCATCCCCATTGCGCAGTTACTTCAACTGAGTTATAGGACGTGGAGATTGGAGCGTTGTAATCAAAGACAATCGAAGTCCAAGGATCACCCTTGGCAGCAGCGTTGATCGGATAGAGTGTATATGCTGTTGTAGTCTGATCGTATGCACCAGTATCGTAATAGCGACAGTTGATAACGAACCCACTTGTGGTCATCACGTCATCAATTGCTAGTACGTAGCGGTTTCTATCATCGTCAAACTCTGGAGTGTAGATGAATGCTGTGGCACTATCTAGCAATCCAAACTGACGGCTAGTAGCCTGATCAATCAGCCTTGACGCTGTGCTTAGTGCCATCGCCAAGGGAATATCATCCGTTGAATCCTCCGCTGTATTCAGCGTTCCTGAATATAGTCCGGGGATGCGTAGATGACGCTTTAGATCGTCCACACTCGCATAACTTGGTTTCCAAGCCATATGTCATTCACCTACCTTGTCAATAAATAAGGGCTGGAATTGCTTCCAGCCCTTTTCATTAGTCATTAGTTATTATGCTACGCGATGACTCTTGATAGTAACGAATGCGCTTCTGTTCTGAATGTCTCCATCAGCACGTGCCCATCCGTGGTATTCAACTTCACCGTAGGTTGCTCGGCTATAAGGGTTGACTACTACCGCTACGTCCTTAACGTCACGGATGATGTAACCTTCCTTGATATCTCCGAATGCAACATACATATTTCCTGATGTAGTTACTGTTGCGTTGTCGATAACAATTCTCTTGCCAAGCAGTGTTCCGTTGCTTGGTGCGCCACCGATACCAGCGTTTGCGTTAGGCTGGATAAGTGGTCGCTGTGATCCATCTACAAGTCCTTCTAGTTCCTCTAGTGTTGAGTCGTTCATTACCCACACTGCGTTATCCCTATAGTAAGGATCAAGATCATGATAAGTAGTAAGTAACTTCGCGTAAGTAAGTGTTGTTCCACCATCGTTCTCATTGGCTGTGGTAGTGAACAGACCGTTGGGTCCGCTTGTGCTACCGGCACCAACCGCGAAGTCAGTTGCTTGCTTTCGATGAATTCTTTCAGCAAGTTTTCGTGTTACAAGGGCAGCAACATCAAATGCGCTGTCCTGTAGCAACTCGACTGGTACACGTACTGGTAGGTTTGACCCTGCGCCAGCACTGGTGTACTTGAATGCACCAAGGCTTACTGTCCCGAATACAAGGTCCGCACCGCTAGAAACGGCTGCTGACTCTGCTGTAATGTCGCCACTATTAGCAGTATCATCATTGGTAGGATATTCAAGAGTGTTGCCTGTTTCAGTTGTGATAACTTCGGCTACGCTTCTGATTCCACCAAACTTCTTCTGTACTTCAACCATCTTTGTTCTGAATCCGGGTGGCATTGTGTATCCACCGGCTGAGTCGGTTGATCCCTGTGCGCGTAATTCTGTGATATCAGCATTTGGCATTCCTGTTCGTAGGTAATTCTCAAACGCTCTTTCTAGAACCTCGTCACCCTTTGCTTGTGGGGTAATTACGTTGAATGAAGGTGTTTCGTATGCCTTCTGGCGATTGCGAATCTCAGCAGTCTTGTTAGCCGCAGATAATTCTCTTTCTAGCCCTTCATAGGTTGTTATTTCATCGTCGCTAAGACTTCTGTTTTCCTGCTCTGCTGTGTCGGCTATCGCCTTCATTGCAGCAACGATATCTTCTATTGACTTCATCTGTTAGGTCAACTCCTTTTATTTAATGAGCATTCTTGCTCGTATCACTATTAGTTGTGAGCGTATTGATTCATGATCCTGTGCGTCACGTAGATTGACTGACGTACCCTCAAAGGCTGGCAGCGATACAGGAGAGATTTCGATCAGGTCTTTGACCTGTGTATGCATTCGTATCTGCATACCGTTCTCTTTTCTCGTATCAAATCTGCCGGGGATGAATCCGAAACTCATTTCGCGTAAATCACCGCGATCAACTAGGGTCTTTAGATCACTTGCGTATGATGTATTCGGAAGGTCTATTTCGTATTGCAGACCTTCGCTTGTTGCCATAACTTGCAGCGTTCCTGATGACTGTCTGCCTAGTAACATCGCGGGATTGTGCTGGTAGAAGGCACGCATATCAGAGGTCTTTAAAGCCTGATCAAATGCTCCTACGTTGAATTCTTCGTAGTAACTTCCGATCTTTGCTCTGGTCCCGTAGACGTGCGCCAACCCAAATAGCCTGTTGCCTTCTAGTTTGGTGTCTGCACGAAACACAATGTTATTCGGCATCTTCTTCACCACCATCTATTTCTTGTTCTGGTTGTGGTTGCTCACTCTTAGGCATTGGAGGCATATTCATAATCCTTCTAGCCTCGTCAACGGTAAGTAGT